AAACGAAAGGAGAAAATTAAAATGACAAATTACTATTGGACGAGTTTCGACTCGATTTGGAAGCACTTCGACCGTGCTATAAACAACTGGGAATTCTTTGCAGATCCCAGAACTAAACTCTCACACATGCCATCTTATCCTCACAGTGATGTGTGGTTTGATGAAAAACTTGAGAATCTTTGGATCAGGTTTGCACTGGCGGGCTATGCTAAAGAGAATGTGCAAGTAAAGGCAATTGGCAACAAGCTGAGAGTTATTGCTAACTCAGAGAAGGAACCTGATGTGAAATTCGTGCATCATGGTATCAGTTCAAAGGATGTGGACTTTACTCTGAGCATAGATGAGAACTTCAACCCTGCGAAAGCAGAGGTTGGTTTTGAGAATGGTATGCTTACACTAGTTATACCTACTTCAAGCAAGAGTGAGTGTGTGGACTTGCTCTAATCAAGCTCTGAGCTAATTTTTTGCGCCCTACTTTCTGTTGAGAGTGGGGCGTTTTTATTTTTTGAAAACTATAAATAAAATTGAAATTTTCAAATCCTATATAAAATAGAACCCTACTTTAAGGAGTAATATATTATGCCCGAAGCAATCACACCAACCCCAATCCCCCCTGGATCAACTTCTTATACCTTTAACACATCAGGTGTCGCACCTGCTTCTGGTGTTTCAGGTGTATACGCTGGTCCTTGGGCTGTAGAAACTCAAGAGCTTAACATTGAGTATTACAGAGTTCCAATCGTAACTCAGTACCCTTCATACACTTCACTAACTCTTAGCGGTCCTAAGGCCATCTCTGATACTCTTAGCACCACCCGCTTGCTTTACAAAGTTAACGCTACTTACAAGATGGTAAAGAGTTATGAAAGCTTTAACACCTCAGGGTTCTCTCAACCACAAACCTTTGAATGGAACGCTGACCCACAAGATACTAGAGGTACGGCTTACGGTGCTTTAACTACATCAGCTAACCTAGGTCCTGCTGGAACTATCAACACTGTTCAGCCCTTCTACCGCAGAGTTCCATGGGATGATACCCTTCATACTGCTGTAACTCAAGCAGTCACTGTTGCAAACGCAGGTCTTTACAAAGGAGCTTTTGTTAACGAGAACGCTGGAACTACCATAGAGGCCGAGCCAGTTGATCTAGAAGTGTTCTTTGGAGAAATGGATGTTTCTCCTGCTAAGAACAAGATAGGAGCTACTACCATGGCTAACGATAATGCCATCCGTTTTGTCGGTCCTGCTTACGCTATCCCAGGTGCCTACTCACCTGATAAGGAATCTGCTAACAGCATTAGAAACTTTATCAACGCTGTAGGTGATCACTTAGCTGGTGCTGGATTCTTCAAGATTATACCAACCATGAACACTGTAAACAGTATCGCAACCAGACCCGTTGCTGACACTGGTGTAAGTAACTACGACAAGTCACGACACATCTTCTAATCCATAAATAAAGTAGGAAACTAGAACCTCATCTTGAAAAAGGTGAGGTTCTTCTTTTTTACTAACCTATATACAGGTATGAGAAATGTTCCTAGAGCTTATGGCTGAGGCAAGAAGAAGGGAGGCGGCGGTCGCCGTGGTAAATGATGTATGATCGTTTGAAACAATTAGTATTAGAAGCGGAATTACCATCCAGCAACAGCAAGAAGCAATCCGCTAAGCAATCCGCTTCTAATTTACCTGTTGAGCTAGGAGGTAGAGGTAGAGGTACTTCTAATTTACCTGCGGAGCTAGGGGGTAGAGTTCCTACTAATAAACGACAATACGCAGCAAACACCAAACGATTCTTAAACACACCACAAAACTCGACACCCTCGGCAGAAATGGGTGGTAATTCTGCCCTAAGAGCACGGCTTTTAGCTAATCTTAGAGCAAGCAGGGCTGCTAGAGGAAAATCTAATTTCGATACTTTCTCAAGATCCCAAGATGCCATAGCTGCTTATAAAGCAAAAGAGGCAGAGCAGAAAAAACAAGATGCTCAGAAAAAGATAAGCGGAGCACTTAAATCTTCAGGAGCAGGTGCATTAGTAGGTAATGCCATTGCAAGAAAAACGGGATTACAAGGTGCTACTATAAGAAAAGCAGCCCCCGGCTCTCTAGTATGAGTTATAGAAACAAGGACTCTAACTATTGGCGAAAGGCCAAGATAGAAAAAGTTCGTGTTTATTGGGAAAACCTAAAGAAGAGTAAGCGGTGGGTTACTACCACTTCTTCAAAGGGCAAGAAGCCCCCGAAATCTTAGTTTTGTTTTTCATCAAGCATCCACATATGGAGCATTGATAATTAGGTTTCCTTATTTCAGGACACGCATTACATATAGCTAATCTTGCTTTAGCTGTCTGCTCATCCTCTAATTTGAATCCTCTTTTAGCCCACATGTATAGCGTGGATATAAATGACATCATTCTTTTTGAGAATGACATCCCCTCTTCTGCGGATAACATGACAACTAGAAAAGACATTACTGCATCTATCTTAGTCGTTATCTTATACCTTAAGGTTGATCGTTCCAGATCAATGAACTTAGTTTTGAACTCAATGAACTTATTTCTGTAATACTCAGATTCACCCTTGAGTTTCTCAATTGTTTGTTCTGGTGTTTCTTCAGCCATGATATATAATTATATGAAACAAATTAATGAGATTTACAGGTCTCGTATGCAAATAGCTGCCAGGGACGCTATAAAGAAAGGAAGAAGTCCAATAGCAAAGAGAGCTATGGCTAGATTTAAGAAACCTTTAAGGCCAGAGGCAGAGGGGTCTTAGAAATAAACGCTTCTCTGTTTTTGTGCCAACTATCTCTTCCTACAAGCTCTCCGTGAGAGTTATGAAGTATTGATACAGGTATGACCTTATTCTTATACTTCTTTAAGTGAGCAGATACGGTGTAATGTATATCATAAAAGTCCCAGTCACCCTCAAAGTATTTAGGTTTGTTTAATCCTACATCTTTCAGTGTAGACCCCTTTGCTGCAAGGAACAATCCATCCATACACACGACTCTTCCACAAGCTCCATAGTAAGTTCCTTGAGCTTTTAGTATATCATCTCCATGATAAACATGTCCTCGATGCTTTCCTTGTCTCCACACATTCTGATCCCACCAGACAGCATTTTCAGATAGATGTGTTGTTCCTGCTACTCCTATAAAACCAACTTCTTTATCAAATAAAGATTCAACTATAATTCTAGTGAAGAGTTCTGGGTCAGTGAGTATTTGAATATCATCGTGACACATAATTACGATATCATCATCACTAATTTCAAACTTTTCAAAAGCAGACGAGTAGCCATCAAATATGGACTTCTGACCTACTAAGAATTTAGTTTTAACTCCAGCCCTAGATAAGTATGAGGAAAGGTTCTTAGTAGTATCACTGAAGTTCTTACTTCTTGTACAGATAAACGCGAATATATTCATGAAGCTAGTAACAAAGGAAGATTACAAAAAAGAATATCAGAGATGCAAAAGTGATCCGATACACTTCATAAGTAATTATATCAAAGTAGTTCACCCTGTTAGAGGATTAGTTCCATTTAAGCTATACCCTTTCCAAAAGGTCATAATAGAAGCTCTAGAGAACAATAGGTTCAACATACTTCGTAAGTTTAGACAGGCAGGGTGTACTACCATCGCTGCTGCATACTCGTTGTGGCTATGCTGCTTTAAATCTCACCAAACAATAGTTATTCTTTCTGTAGGTGATACGGAATCTACTGAGGTTCTTGATAGAATCAAGATCATGTATGATGAGCTTCCTGAGTGGATCAAACCTAAGTCCACGACTATTAACGCACACAACCTCAAGCTTGAGAATAACTCTCATATTAAATCGCGTCCATCTGGTAAGCAATCTGGCCGTGGTCTGTCAGGTTCTCTACTTATAATTGATGAGGCAGCATTCATTGAACACATTGATACTATTTGGGCTGCTGTTTATCCTATCATCTCTACTGGTGGTCGGGCTTTTGTGTTATCTACTGTTAACGGTATTGGTAACTGGTATTACGATACATGGACACGCGCTGTGGACGGCCTTAACGCCTTTAATCCAATCCAGATAGGATGGCAGGACCATCCCGAGTATGCGCGTGTAGAGGGCTTTGAGTGGCTCTACAAGGAAATGGAGGAAAGAGACCCTCCTATGGATATAGATGAGTGGGAGCCAACTACAAGAGCTAACATCAGCCACAAGAAATGGTTACAGGAATACGAGTGTGAATTCCTTGGTACAGGTGATACCTTTATTGAGGGTATGATTCTGCAAGCACTGACGGAGAACATAAATGATAACTTCTACCGTAAGTACAATAATCGAATGTATGTCTGGAAAGATCCAGACCCTAACTCGACTTACTTTATGGCAGTCGATGTGGCGTTGGGTCGTGGGCGTGATTATTCTGCTTTTCAAATTATTGATCTTTATTCAGGTGAGCAAGTTGCTGAGTTTTACTCTAACACCACACCTATAAACGAGTTTGCTCGTATTTGCTTCGATGAAGGAACCTATTATAATTTATGTCCAGTTCTCGTTGAGCGAAATACCATAGGTAATAATTTACTTGATTACCTATTTGAGCAACTTGAATATGAGAATGTCTGGTTTGACGAGAAGCAGCAAATGGGATTACAGATAACCGCCAAGAATCGTGATAATATTCTAGTCGAGATGGAAGAAGCGATTCGCATGAACGAAGTTAAAATTAATTCTAAGAGAACTGTTATGGAGCTTAATACCTTTATTATCAGCGATAATGGTAAAGTTAAGGCAGATACTGGACAAAATGATGACCTTGTGATGAGTTTAGCACTATCTATTTATGGCGGAAGACGCTATAGAGAGGAGAACCCTGAGATAGTTAAATTTAATCCTGCAAAAGAGAAAAAGCCGATGAGCATATTAAAATCACATCAGCTTCTTAGCAGTAGAGGAACCGTCCAAGAGGATATAACATGGTTGATCAAATAAACGAGAACGCTGGGCCAGGACAGACCACATGGACACCTATCGGTGATGGTAGTGTTCAGACCATGTATTCTACAGGATACATGTCCAAGATCTTTGCTAAATTCTTTGCAACAAAGGCACAAGAGAAATTAGCTGCGGCTGGTGATCCAAGATCAATTGAAGGTGATTTAATTGTAAACCCCAATGCAATGGGGACCATAGCAGAACCCCTTTGGAATTACACTAGAGGGTTACCTTTCCTCCCAGAATCTGAACTAAACAGGAAGCGTAGGTATGACGAGTACGAGAAAATGGATGACTACCCAGAAATTACTGCGGCTCTAGACATTTACGCAGATGATTGTACTCAAAAAGATATTAGAAATAAAAGGTGGACAGTAAAATCAGAGAGCAAGGAAGCTATTGAAGAAGTTGAAAAGCTATTTGAAAGAATTCGCCTTGACAAGTATTACTGGGATATTGTAAGAGGTGCCTGTAAGTTTGGAGATGGTTTTATAGAAACAGTTGCCAATGCTAATGATATGGGCGCTGGTATACGAAAAATAAAAATCCTTAACCCATATTACATCATGAGGATTGAGGATAAGTTCGGATATCTAAAAACATTTATTCAGGAGATACCACAGCAGAACTCGAATTCAGGTGACTGGCATACTTCTAAATCTACTTACTTGGAATTAGATAAGAATCAGATCATTCACTTCAGGTTACATAGCTCTGATCCAAAATACTATCCATACGGTAAATCAATTCTGGCTGGTGCAATTAGGGTTTATAGATCTCTAAAGCTTATGGAAGATGCTATGCTCGTCTATCGACTCTCTAGAGCACCTGAAAGAAGGATTTTTTATGTTGATGTGGGTAATCTTCCCGCTTCAAAAGCAGAAGCTTTCCTTGAGAACATGAAAACTAAGTTCAAAAAGGAAAAATTTCACACAAATAACAGAGTAGACGGTCGTTACAACCCTCTCGCAGTTGATGAGGACTTCTTTGTACCTGTTAGAGGTAACCAAGGAACCAAAATTGACACTCTTCCTGGGGCTCAGAACCTTGGTGAGGTTGATGATGTTAAGTATTTCCGTGATAAGCTTCTCGCAACTCTAAAAATTCCTAAAGATTACATCGTTGAGTACGACAAATCTCCTGAAAGAAAGGCAAACCTTAGCCAACTTGATGTAAAATTTGCTCGCGTGATTCAACGAGTTCAAGATTCAGTTGCTCAAGGTTTTTCTGAGATAGCTAGAAGGCACTTAAATATGGTTGGATTCCCAAAAAGTGTCATTAAGAATCTCAAAATACAGCTACCAGACCCCTCTGATGTGTTTATAAAGCGCAAACTTGAGATAGATGAAGCCAAAGCTAGAGTAGTTCAAGCTGTAGTAGGTACTGGACTGTTCCCTACCAGCCATATCTACAAAGAATTCTATGATATGACGGAGACCGAAATTGAAATTCTAAAAGAAGAACTTCAAAAAGAGCAACAGGAGCAAGCAGAGCAAGAATCTACCCAAATGGCTATGCAACAACAGGCCCAGCTTGCTGGTCAAATGCAGCAAACACAAGCTCAGGGAGAAACTGACATGGCAGTTTCTCAAAATCAGGCGGCTATGGACATGGCTGTTGCCGATAATCAAGCCAAAAATGATATTGATGTTAACAAATCACAACCAAAGCCGAAACCTACAGCTAAAAAAGAGGAAATTGAACAATTAGAGGTTTTGAAAAGGAAATATCTGATTGAAGAGGGCGCAGATTCTCCAAAATACAAGGCCATAAGCAGAATTTTGAAAAATAAAGTTCAATTTTAAAAAATTAGCCCTATAAAAAACTATATAAATAGAGAAATATACACTATAGCTATGAAAACATTCTTCAATCAAAGAAATAAGAAAATTTCTAATCTAAATTTCATGTCCGATAACCTAGGACACTCACTAAGGGAGAATGTAACCCTATTTTCTGTTGATGACGCCTCTTCTAGAGCGACTTTCGTGACTGAAAGTGGGAATATCATCGAGGGTACATTTTATTTTGGTGAAACAATGATTCTAGATGACATTGATGTGGAATCTGGGGAGGTTTTCACTGAAGAAGAGAAGTTTGATTCCTTAACCAAGAATCAAATTTCTTCTTTTATTGACAATGTGTACAACGACCAGCTTGCAGGTGCAGGTGAAGCGTTTGATAATTTAATCGAAGCTTGGGGTCAAAGAGTTCGTTTCAATCAAACTGTAGAAAAGTTGCAAGAGCAATCTGAAGCTTTTAATAACACCTTCAACATTGTAAGCACTCAAGAGTTTGAAAGATTCCTAGAACTTTCAGAGAACATTTCTAAATTCTTAAAGGAGAACTCTGAGAAGGTTTTATCAATACCAGAAATAGTAAATGCAGTCAAGCTTTCAGAAACTGTTTCAAGAGCTTTTGATATTCCTAGAATGTCTATTGATGATCTGAAAGAAAAAGGTTCTTTTGAGGTATCATTAGATGAAAACTCTGATATTTACGAAATGGTTTGCAAGCAAGAGCTTGTAAAGAAAGAAATCCTTGAGTCAAAGAAGTCCTTTGATACTGTTTGGGTTACTGAAGAGTGTATTTCTAATTTAGCTCTAAAAATCTTTGAGGAAGACGATTCTGTTGTAAGACAAGCTCTTGTAGAAGCTTTTGTCCAGATTCCTTATCTAGCACTTGTATCAAAGAAGCAACTATCAAACACCATACACAATAATCTTGTGACTTTAAGTGAGTCAACTGACTTTAGCAAAAATGATCTAAAGTTATTCGTTGCTAAGTTGTTTGAAATGAAAAAACCACTTAAGGAAATGGTTTCTACTCTTCTACAAGAAAAATACGGAGTAAACATCAACAACCTTAAAGAAACTCCAACCTTTAAAACACTTTTAAACACAGAAGTCCTTATTTTTGAATCTTTAGCTAAAATTTCACCAAGAGGTAGTGCTATTAGAGAGTGCTTCTCTGGAATGGCGGAAATGCTTAAATCAAAAAACGGTGTTGAAGCAATTGATGTCAACAACGGTCTTAAGTACATTTTTGAGCACTCAGGTTATGAGAGTGTTTATTCAGACGAAGCTGTCGTAAGTTCTTTTAGATTAAATGAAGAACTATCTTCTGATGAAGATGTAGTCGAAATGATTATGTCTGAATTGTTCACAGAAGCTCTTGATCCTGTTGGTAAAGAAGATAAAGATGTTAATAACGATGGCAAGGTTGATAAAACTGATAAGTATCTAAAAAATCGTAGAGATGCCATAGGTAAAGCAATTAAGGGAAAGGGTAAAAAGAAGAAAGAAGAAAATGATGATGAGCCAGAGATGGATGATCTTGAAGAAGAGGAAGTCACTCAAGGAATGACAGCCAAAGATCTCATGAAAGCTCTTAAAGATATAGAAGCCCTAATTGAAGATCCTATTGATCTTGACGAAGAATGATATATAATATATCATGGCTGATAGAATACCTTTACGGATAGTAAACCTATCCAGCGGACCAACTATAGGAGAGTTTCGCTCTGGTGATACCCTAGGAATTATTCATGGGGGAACAGGTGTTTCTAGTTTAGCTCAGTTTAAAGATGATTTAGGATTAAATGATCTTTACTTATCATCTGATCTTAATGATATTGATCCAGTTCTTAGAGCAGGATTAACATCTCCAACGGCAGGAGACAGTTTAATATGGAATGGTCTTCATTGGACTGTTTCAGCACTTGATGCAGTAGGTGAACTTTCAGCATTAACTGATGTTAACATAAGTTCTCTTGTTCATGGTCAAAGCTTAGTATACTTCTCTTCAACTGGTAAGTGGGAGAATGCCTATCCTGTAGGTGCTGGTAGCGCAGGTGATCACGGAGCTTTACAAGGTTTAGCAGACAACGATCATCCTCAGTATGTTCTATCAGCTACTAACTCAGCACTAAGTGCATTAGTTGCAAGTATAGAAGCGTCTACTGTTGCGCTTTCTAGTTATATTGCTACCAACGCAGGTGATCATGGTAACCTTACAGGTCTTTTTGATAATGATCACCCCCAGTATGTATTAAGTGCAACCAATGTTACTTTATCAGCACAGGTAGAACTTAATGAGGGTGACATTCTTGATCTTTATACTTATATTGCTACTAATGAAGGTCTATGGGGTGGAACCTTATCTGCTATTGATCACGGTGGTTTAAGCGGCCTATCAGGTAACGATCACCCTCAGTATGTTCTATCAGCAACAAACTCCGCTCTTAGTTCGTTAGTAACTAATGTTGAAGGTTCTACTGTATCTCTTTCTGCTTACATAGCAGCAAACGAAGCAGCATGGTTAGCAGATGCTGATGTAAGTACACTGTCTGGTCTGGGGGATACCAATTTTGTAGATGTTGAAGACGGCCAGATTATAAAATACGACTCTGGTACGAGTGCTTGGCTTAACGACTATCTTGATTACTCAGTAGCAAAAGTATACAACAACTCAGCAGCCGCAATCAGTAAAGGCGCTGTTCTAACAATCACTGGTGCTCACAACCCAAATACCGCTTATGTTGATCTAGCAAGAGCAGATTCACAAAGCAGTATGCCTGCTATTGGTATTGCCAACGCTGATATTGCCATAGGTGCCGAAGGTCTTGCTATTACATTTGGTCGTGCTGCTGGTCTTAATACTTCTGGATTTACAGAAGGTGATAAGGTTTATGTTAGCCCAACTGTAAAGGGCGGTCTTACACAAACAAGACCAACAGCAGGAAACCATCTAGTACAGAATGTCGGTATCGTAATGAGAGCCGACGCTACCAATGGTGTAATTAAGGTCACTGGTATTGGTAGATCAAACGACATTCCTAACGCTGTCATAACAACTCTTTCTGGTGACGCCGATTACATTTACATTGATGATGGCGGCACATGGAAGAAGATTGCTCCATCTGATCTTGCTGTATCAGGTCTGACTGGTGCTCAGGGCGCACAAGGTGCTCAAGGATACCAAGGTACTCAGGGTTTTGACGGACCTCAAGGGGCACAAGGTTATCAGGGCACTCAAGGGTTCGATGGTCCTCAAGGTGCCCAGGGCTATCAGGGTACTCAAGGTTTTGTAGGTCCTCAGGGCGCTTCAGGAACTCAAGGTGATACAGGACCTCAAGGAGCCCAGGGTTATCAAGGTACTCAGGGCTTTGACGGACCTCAAGGGGCACAAGGTTATCAGGGCACTCAGGGCTTCGACGGTCCTCAAGGTGCTCAGGGTTATCAAGGCACTCAAGGTTTCAATGGTCCACAAGGAGCACAAGGATACCAGGGCACGCAAGGTTTTGATGGCCCACAAGGTGCTTCTGGAACTCAAGGTGATACAGGACCACAAGGAGCACAGGGATATCAAGGTACGCAAGGGTTTAATGGACCTCAGGGTGCTCAGGGTTATCAGGGCACACAAGGTTTTAACGGTCCTCAAGGAGCACAGGGATATCAGGGTACGCAAGGGTTTAATGGACCTCAGGGCGCTCAAGGTTATCAAGGTACTCAGGGCTTTGACGGTCCTCAAGGTGCCTCTGGAACTCAAGGTGATGTAGGTCCACAAGGTGCTCAAGGTTATCAAGGAACTCAGGGCTTCAATGGACCTCAAGGTGCTCAAGGTTATCAAGGAACTCAGGGCTTCAATGGTCCACAGGGAGAAGCAGGTCCTCAAGGTCGAGAAGGACC